TCCTGGACAATCTCCAGGGCGACATCGACATCCCGCGCCGCAGCGCGGCCAGTGACCCGGACTGGGTTGCCACCGAAGGCGCCGACACCACCGAGAGTGATGGCGCGTTCGACACGGTGCAGCTGCGCCCGAACGACGTGGGCGCCTGGATCCAGTCCAGCCGCCGGCTGTTCCTCCAGAGCAGCATCGCCCTGGAGAACTTCCTTCGGCAGGATCTCGCCCTGGGCATCGGCATCAAGGCCGCCTTCGGCGCGATCCAGGGCACGGGCGCATCCGGCGCTCCGACCGGCTACCTCAACACCGCCGGCATCGGCGATGTGACCAGCGGTGGCGCCCCGGACTGGGCGGACATCGTGGAGCTGTGGACCGACGTGGCCGGGGCGAACGCCCTGGGTTCGCGCATGGCGTTCCACGCGCCGGCCGTGAACATCGGCACCCTGCTGACCACGCCGAAGGAGACCGGGTTCCCGCAGTACCTGGCCGACTCCACGACCCAGATGCTGGGCAACCGCATCATCCTCGACAACCAGGTGCCGACCGACACCGTCGCCTTCCTCGACTTCGCGCAGATCCTGCTCGCCTTCTGGGGCACGCTGGACATCTTCGTGGAGCGCGTGAGCAAGAGCGGCAACGTCATCATCACCGCGATGCAGACGATGGACGTGGCGCTCCGGCAGGAGTCCGCGGTCAGCGCGATCCAGGACATCACCTGATCTGATCCGGTGCTGTCATCCCTGACGGCCCGGGCCCTGGTGGGCCCGGGCCAAGACCCCAAGAGAGGAACCATGAACCGCAGACACGGACGCCACGAGCTTATCAAGTACCGCGCAGTCCAGCAGTTTGGCCTGGGCCGCGCCAAGACCGTCGTTCCCGGCGACCTCCTCGAGTTCCAGGACGGCGATGCGCAGGCGCAGCGCCTGGTGGACATCGGCCGCATCGTGCCGACGCTGGACGAGGAGAAGCGGCCGAAGGTCACGGCCCCGAAGGGGCTGAAGAAGGACATCAAGGACGAGGTCGCCGAAGTTCTCCAGGCCCGCTGGGGCGTGATCCTTCGACACATGAAGGCCCGCAAGATGCCGGTGGACGCCTTCAAGTTCGCCCTGCTCCTGGAGCAGAAGGGCCAGAAGCGGGATCGGCTGATGAATCAGCTGGAGACCTACATCACGACCAACGGCGGCGGCGAAGAGGTCGAGGACGAGACCGAGACCGAAACCACCGAAGCCTGATCGCGGAGGGGCGCAGTGACCGAGCGGGCCGAAGCAATCCTGGGGATCGCGTCAAGCGTGGCCGTCGTAGATGGCCAGGACGTCACCGTCATCGGTGACAAGGCGTGGATCGACACGGATGAAGTGGAAGGCTTCCGCTACCAGGTTACTGCGCCCGCCGCTGACTTCCCCGGCACCGTGGACAAGGGCGTCACGGTGGAGTGGCCGAAGGGCAGCGGGTCCACGTTCACGGTGTTCCAGGTGATCGATGACGGGACCGGCTGGTATACCGTGCGCCTGGAGGCCCAGTGAGATGCCGCAGGTTTCACTCAAGGCTGACTTCAGCGACATCCAGCAGTACCTGGAAGACACCGAGCGCAACCGCGTGCCGAGCGTAGCTACCAGCACGCTCAACACAAAGGCCCGCGAAGGCCGCAACGAAGCGATGGAAGCCCTGTCCACAACCCTGGGCGTGCCCACGGCTGTGATCCGCCGGCGCATCAAACTCACCAGGGCAAACCGGACGACCTACCGGGCCACGGTCTACGTCTACAAGCGGAACATCGGCTGGAAGAATCTGAACCCCGTGCAGCAGGGCCGGAAGCCTGGGCGTCCGCCTGGCGCCAGGAAGGGCCAACGCACAGCACCGGCCGGCGGTGTCACCGCCAGGAAGATCGGTCAGACCGCGATAGGCGCGTTCCCGATCAGCAAGGCCGGGGTCGATAACATCATCGTGCGGCGCAAGGGCAAGAACCGGACGCCGGTGGCCACGATGGCCGTGCCGCTGAACAAGACCGCGTCCGTGATGACGCCGCCGATCTTCAGGAAGAAACAACGGGAGTGGCCCCAGTTCTTCCTGCGCAAGCTGGCCACCGCGCTCGAGCAGCGGGGCAGCTACCGCTCCGCCAGCTTCGTGCGGGAGGGCATCGAGGAATGATGCAGGAGACCCTTCGCCCCACCGCGCACCAGTCGTTCCCGTCGCCCGGCGGCCAGGTGAACGATCCGACCCTGGGCTATGACACGGATGAGGCCACCTTCTGCCGTCTCTTTACACCGGACGGCGGCGAGGCCACCGCGATCCGGATGACCGCCCTGCCGGCGAGCGCGATCCCCGCGAACTTTCGCGGCAGCGTCATCATCGAGATCGTGGGCGACTGGCATACCAGCGTCCCGGACGGGCTGGATCGGCTGTACATCTTCGCCAGGCCGCAGGGCACGGACGAGTGGGATGTCGTCATGTCCGTGCAGCCCCGCAACCTGTTCGACGGCTTGAGCACGCGCCTGGTGGACATCACCGATTTGATGGACGCATTCCCGAACACCGACTGGGAGTTTCAGGTGCAGTTCGCCAACTCCCCGGCCGATCCGGACAAGCCCACCCCGGGCGGTTCATAGATGGCCGGCGATGTATTCAGGCTGCACGACTTCCGGATCAAGATCACGGAGGAGACATTGGCCGATCACCTGAGAAAGCAGATCCGCGACGTGGCCACGTCCGAACTGCAGACGGCTATGGTCCCCGCCGACCTCGAGGAAGTGCGGGCCGGGCGAGTGTGGCCGTACAAGAACGCCGAACTGCCCGCCGGCCGCGTATTCACGCGCCGCGAGGTTGTGGTCGAAGACCAGGCCGTGATGGGCAATTACTCCGGGGGAATCCCCACTTCCGGGGCCCACTTCCGTCAGGTAGAACTGATGCTAGAGATCAGGGTCAAGGCGCCGCAGGACGCCACCCCGATCCCGGACGACCAGCTGGATGCCCTGGCGCTCACGGCCGAGCAGACACTCAGCACTAGCGGCGGCCTTCGCGCCCTGGTGCATCACATCGAGATGGCGAGCACTGAATCGTCTCTCGACATGGAGGCGGGCGGCGGCAAACCGCTGGCGCTCCTCACGATGGTCTGGGCGGTCATCTACCGCGTGGACCCGAACGATCCAAGCGTAAGGAGGTAGCTGTAATGGCTGCACACCACGGGCGTGAGGGCGCTGTTTATACGGACGCCGAAACGCCTTCGACCTCTGCTCAGGTAGGGGAAGTCACGGGCTGGCAGTACAACGAAGAAGGCGAGGAGCTGGAGCTCTCCGCCCTGGGCGACACCGAGAAACGATTCCTGACCGGGCTCGTCAGCGCCGGCGGCAACTTCGCGGTTTACTTCGATGACGCGGATGGCGAGCAGGAGGCCCTGGACATCGGCGACGATGTCGAGCTGCACCTGTATCCGCGTGGCGTGGGCACGGGCTTGCCCGAGCTGACCAGCGTCGGCAACGACGCCAGCGGCAAGGTCCGCATCACGAGCATCGAGTACAGCGGCGACGCCAGCAGCGCGGTGACCCGCACCTTCAACTTCCGGAACCGGCTGCTGAAGGACACTCAGGCGTAAGCGGCGTCCGCGAGAGCGGGCCTGGCGCGGTTCGGGGGAGGTGGGGCTTGCCCGGACCGCGCTTTCTACATCACCCCACCACGCTCGCCGGCACTCCGCCGGCGGCGACCCCACCAGCAGGAGAAACGACCATGAGCAAGAGCCTGAAGGAACGCCACTCCCGCCAGCGGAACGATCAGCTGAAGCAGCTGCTGGCCGAGGATTTTCAGTCCAGCGCCGAGGCAATGCCGCACCTGGACATCGAACTGCGCACCGGCGTGACCTGGACCGTCTACCTGGCCGAAGTGAGCATGGATCAGCTGCGCGATGCGGTGCGCCTGCTGACGCCCGAGGAAGGCAAGGAAGAGCTTTCCACTGACCAGGTGATCGAGAACATGGTGGACGTGGTGGTGCTGTTGTCGGCCGACGAGAATGGCGAGCCGATGCTGTCCGGTGCTGACAAGGTGTGGCTCCGCCGCAGCACGCGCCCGGCGATCCTGATGGAGCTTGGCACTTGGCTGGGCGAACTCGCGATGGAGGCCGTGGGCACGGCCGACGAGGAGGCGGCAAAAAACTAAAGAACCCCCTGCTGGAAGTCGTCATGGAGTTGGCGGACAGGCGGGGGGTTGATGAGGACGAAATCGGCAGCTGGTCGCTGGAGAAAACACTGCGATGGCTGCGCTACTACCGACAGCGTGATCCAGAGTTCGGGCAGGAACTCGCGCTGATGAAAGAGCTGGGCGGAGGCTGGTAGGTCATGGGAGCCAGGGCGAAGTTTACATTTGAGGCGGTGGATCGCACCAAGCGGGCATTCACGTCCGTGAAGAACTCCGTCAAGGGTGTGAACAAATCCTACGACTCGATGCGCCAGAAAAGCGACAAGACCACGGCGGCAATGCGGAAGCATCTGCGGCGCGTGGAAACGGGGATGAACAAACTCTCCAGTCGCTCCAAGAGCATCGGCCGGAACATGAGCACCAGCCTGACGCTCCCCATCGTGGGGATCGGCGTGGCCAGCCTGCGGGCCGCCGGCAACTTTGAAGCCGGGATGAAACGGGTCGAGGCGCTGACGAAGGCCACCGGCTCGCAGCTGGAGAAGCTGAAGCAGCAGGCCCTGGACCTGGGTCGGACCACCGCGTTCAGCGCGACCCAGGCCGCCGGCGCTCAGGGGCTGCTGGCCCAGGCCGGCTTCGCCCAGGACGAGATCGTGGCCGCCCTGCCCGCTACCCTCGACCTGGCCGCAGCGGGGCAGCTGGAGCTGGCAGAGGCGACCAGCATCACGGCCGACGTGCTGCGCGGTTACAACAAGGACGCCGCGCAGGCTCCGCACATCGCGGACCTGCTG